GGGACCTCTAATGGTGAACGATGCGCCACTGTTGATAGGGATTGATGCAGGGCTAACACCCGCTGCGGTTATCGGACACCTAGCGTACGACGGTCGATTAATAATATACGAGGCTTTGGTGTCTGAGGATATGGGTGCGCTGCGATTTGTGAGGGAAAAATTGAAGCCTTTGCTGTCTAACAAGTTCCCAGGACGGAAGACAATAGTGATAATTGACCCGGCAGCGTTTCAGAGGGCGCAGACTGATGAGCGGACTGTAGCAGATATATACAAAACGGAAGGATTTTTAGTTAAGCCCGCGCGGACGAACTCAGTAGCAGCTCGTATAGCAGCGGTAGAGAAATTTCTTACGAGGGTAGTGGACGGGAAGTATGGCCTTATTATAGATCCACGCGGGGGGTTACCGCTAGTTCAAGCGTTGGCGGGGAAATATAGGTACAAAATAAATACGAAAGGAGTTAAGGACGAAAAACCCGAGAAATCGCACCCGTGGTCGGACATAGCGGATGCATTTCAGTACATATGCCTGCATGCAGACGGAGGTGAGGTGTTTGGAGGCGCGTTAGGCGGGGGAGAGAGGAGAGAAATTAAAAAAATAACATCAGGGGGCTGGACATAGCGCGAAATTTAGTGTATACCTAGCCCCAGCTAGGTATTTTTATAGGAAACTGATACAAATATGACGTTAGGACCAGCACTTATTCCGGTAGCCCGCTCCTCTGACTTAGAAGCCGAGGCAAAAAGGGCGTCCGACGCCAAACAACAGGCGCCGCTAACCCAGGGTTTGGCTGCTCATACGCGCAAGCGTTGGGAACTCATGAGGGACCATAAAAAACAGGATATTGAAGGGCGGTTAACTGAAACTGCTCGCGCTCGAAACATGGAGTACACCCCCTCTAAACTGGCTGAAATAAAAGCTCAGGGCGGGTCAGAGATATTTATGGGTGTAGTTAGCACAAAATGTCGTACGGCAACTGCGTGGTTAAGAGATACTCTACTTGGCACCGGAGGTGATAAACCTTGGTCCATATCAGCAACTCCTATTCCAGATGTTCCCCCTGATATATTAGACCGGCTGCAGGGACTAATGCAGGAGAACCTGCAGCAATATTACTCCGAAGGCGGGTCAGACATAAATCCTGCAGACCTGAACCATTTAGCATCCGGGATGAAAGATACAGCCCTACGAGAGATGAAATTTGAGGCGGAGAAACGCGTCGAACGTATGGAGAAGAAAATGGAGGACCAGCTCTTAGAGGGCGGGTTCACTAAGGCGCTATTCGAATTTACTAATGATGTGGCGACTTACCCATACGCGGTGATTAAAGGACCGGTTCCCCGGAAACGGAGAACTTTAACTTGGGCGGAAGGGGGTCTTGTTCCGACGGAAGTAGTCAGGGATGAGTGGGAAAGAGTTGACCCTTACAAATTTTACTGGGCTCCATGGGGCGACGACGTCCAGAGCATGCCTGTAATAGAAGTACACCATTTAACTCGAGAAGATGTCGAAGCTATGATAGGCGTCGAAGGCTACGACGAAGACGCAGTTCGTTCGTTGTTAGCGGATTTCGGGGTTAGCGGATTTAACTGGCTGGACCGAGACGAGTCGGAGATAGAGCTCTTAGAAGGTAAAGACTTTGATGATGCAGGCTCTGATCTTATAGCAGCGATACAGTTATGGGATAGTATCCCAGGAAAACTATTAATCGAATGGGGGCTTAGCGAGGACGAGATAGAAGATCCTCAGCTGTCGTATGGCTGCGAAGTCTGGATGGTAAACAATATAATTATAAAAGCTGTGTTGAACTACGACCAGTTAGGACGGAAACCGTATTACGTTACGTCGTTCGAGAAGGTCCCCGGGCGGATCGACGGCAACGGAGTTTCAGACTTATGTATGGACGCCCAGAGCATGTGCAACGCGGCGGCTCGGTCTTTATCAAACAATATGGGGATTAGTTCCGGGCCTCAGGTCGGTGTAAACATAAGCCGTTTACCGGCAGGGGAAGATATTACGCAGATGTACCCCTGGAAAATATGGCAGTTCCAACAATCGGACTATGGAGATTCATCTCCGCCCATAAACTTTTTTCAGCCAAATTCAAACGCGCAAGAGCTTATGGCTGTGTTTGATCGTTTTATGGATGTCGCGGACGAAGTTACAGGAATACCAAAGTATATGACTGGGCAGCATGTTCCGGGAGCCGGTCGGACATCATCAGGGTTGTCTATGTTGATGTCTAACGCGGGAAAAAGTATAAAACAGGTAATTGGGAACATCGACCATGATGTTCTGACTCCCATGTTGGAGAGACAATACCAAAGGAACTTACGGTACAGTAATGATCCCGATTTGATAGGGGATATACAGATTATCGCTACAGGAGCGATGTCGTTAGTTGTTAAAGAAGCTGAGTCTGTTAGGAAGACAGAATTCCTCCGCCTTGTACTAGAAAGTCCTGTAGCTCAGCAGATAGTAGGGCTACCCGGTACGGCTGAGCTTTTACGCGACTTAGCGGGAAATTTAAATACGAATATTGATAGGTTAGTGCCCTCCAGGGAGGACATTCAGAAGCAGCAAGCCTTAGCTCAGCAACAAGAGCAGGCAATGGCTGAGCATGAAATGCAGATGCGTCATGCTGAGATGGGGTTGCCTGGGAACTTACAAGAAGATGGTACCGAAAAAGGGGGGCGGCAAGACAATTACATGAGCCCCAGACCTAATGGGCGTTAATCTGTTAACACGTTAGCAGATTTTTATGTATCATATAGCACATGATAAATGTTAATAAGCTAGGAATTCAGGGGGCAACGGCCTTAAACCGGCTACGAGAACCGGAGTTTGATAGCGTAATCACAACGCTTCAAGGTGAACTTGAAGAAGCGAAGCAGAAGTTAGTACACGCAGATGAGACGGTTTATATCCACCGTTTGCAAGGTCGAGCTGAAGCTTTTGAAGACTTACTGAAAGCGATTGAAGAGTCGCGGAAGGTGTTATCGCGCTAGAAATGGCGCATTTGTAGAGCACACCATAACGGGAGCAGCATACTTCGGGCGCTGCAAAACAGAGTTGATGCTTTAAGGAGAAAAAAATGGCGTTACCAAAACAAGTGCAGGCACAGATTGCGGAAGTTGAAGAGTTAGAGAAAGAACTGACAGCCCACAGCAAATCAGGGGAGAAACCTGAGGTATTAGCTAAGGACACTGACACTGAAATATCTGCTGAGCAACAGTCGGAAGAGCTCGCACGTGAAGAAGTAAAGCCTACTGATGTTTCTGAAGTTACAGATGACTTTAAGCAAAAGTACAGTACCTTACGGGGAAAGTATGATGCGGAAGTTCCTAGAATGCACCAGCAGATTAGGGATCTTAATGAGCAGCTAAGTAGTGTCCGTAAGGGTATTGAAGCTGCAGAAAAAGTGAAGTCCGAAGAGCCGAAAGAAAAGATCAGTTATGTAACCGATGCTGATCGAGAAGAGTACGGTGATGATTTGATCGACTTCCAACGTCGAGTTGCTAAAGAAGTGTCTCAGGATTATGAGGGGCGCTTTAAGCAACAGGAGAAAGTACTGTCAGATTTGCGCGAGCAAATTAAAAGTACGGGACACCAAATTGGAGAGATGGATTTTACTCAGCGCTTACGACAATTAGTGCCTGATTTTGACCAGCTCGACAAGGATAACCGTTGGGTGGCGTGGCTAGATGAAGTTGACCCTATGACTAGGGGGCCACGTCGAGATCAAGCTCAAAATGCGTTCAATGCGGGGGATGCTGAAGCGGTAGCTCACTATGTGGGGTTATTCCGGGACAGTCACAACCCGAAAGAACAAATTAAGAGCACTCGCCAGTCTGAACTCGAGAAGCAGGTAGCGCCGAATCGTTCTGCTAGCTCCACAGCTGTAGCGAGCGCGGGTAAAGGGGACAAAGTGTATTCTAATAAAGAAGTAACCAACGCTTGGACCAAAATTCGCACTTTAAACACTAAGGGGAAATACGACGACGCGGCAAAACTTGAAGCTGAGCTAACAGTTGCGTACATGGAGGGTCGAGTTCGCGCTTGACCTACTAATATGTAAGCGGCCTTAGCAATAATGAAACTGTTTTTATTTTTTAAGGAGTAACAATAATGGCTGCTATATTTCCTGTAGTTGGTTCCGGTGCTTTTGACACCAACCCGTCGTATTCGGGTAGCTTTATACCACAACTGTGGTCCAATAAGCTAAATGCTAAGTTCTACGCAAATACAATGATGACGGAGATCGCCAATACCGATTGGGAAGGCGAGATTAAAAACCAAGGCGACTCTATTCGGATTCGTACCGCGCCTTCTATTACTATTAACGACTATGCTGGGGCGGGTACAACTTTATCCAGCGAAGTACCTGTACCTATCTTTCAAGATTTGCAAATCAACAAAGGTAAGTACTTTAGCGTCCAAATCAACGACGTGTTAGCACATCAAGCTGACATTGAGTTAATGAATACGTTTACAGACGACGCCGCGAAGCAACTTAAGATCGCAATTGAGAACGAAGTGTTTTTCCAGTGGTTTCAGACTGAGGGTGCTATTGCAGCGAATAAAGGTGCTGCTGCTGGTGCTATTTCTGCAAGTTACGCTCTAGGTACGGATACTGTCCCTCTTAACCAAGCTACATCAGGTATGGTGCTAGATACTATCCTACAGATGTCTGCAACTTTAGATGAGCAGAATGTTCCTGAAGAGGGTCGCTGGTTAATTATCTCACCTAAAGATCGTAACCTTTTGATGCAATCTAACATTGCTCAAGCGTACTTCACTGGCGATCAGTCAAGTGTTATCCGCACGGGTAAGATCGGTATGCTAGATCGTTTCTCTGTATATGTATCTAACTTACTACCTCATGGTACTACTTCTAAGGCGACAGTTGCCGGTTTATCAGCGACTTCTACAGGAGCAACCCTTTCAGGGGCTAAACCACGTCGTATGATGGTTGCAGGTACTAAACATGCATGTGCGTTCGCTTCTCAGATTGCTAAGACTGAGCCGCTACGTAACCAAACTGACTTCGGCGATATAGTTCGTGGTCTTGCTGTTTACGGACGTAAGGTTGTTAAAAACGAAGCGCTAGTAACTGCTTTGGTTGGTGCTCCTTAATATAAGGTAGTCCTAAGATAGAAGGGGGGTAGTCCCCCTTCTTTTAGATTAACTTACGGAGTAACCTGTGGCAACGATAAAAGTAATTGAGGTTGTAAAGCGTGTCGAAGACATATTACAAGACACAAATGTTCGCTGGCCTCGCCTAGAGCTGCAGAATTGGATTAACGAATCTTACCTGCAGATTATATTATTACGTCCGGATGCTAATGCAAAAACAGGAACGCTAACGTGCGTGGCAGGAACACGCCAAGGGCTAACAACTAGTTTTCCTAGTGCACTGCGTTTACTGGATGTAGTAAGAAACCTTGCGAGTTCTTCCAGCAAAAAAGTAGTCCGCCTTATAAGCCGAAGCGTCTTAGATGACCAGCGTCCAGCTTGGCATGCTGAGACAGGCACCGCTAATGTGCAGAATTATACTTTTGACCCGAGGCAGCCTAAGGAGTTTTTTGTGTACCCTCCAGCTACAACGTCCGCGCAAATAGAAATTGTGTACGCTGACGCAGTAGGAGCTCACAGCCTTAGTGAGAGTGCCCTAGATCCAACCGGATCAAGTACGGAGCTTATAAAGCTCGATGACATATATTTAAGTTCCATGATCGACTGGGTTCTGTACCGTTCGTACTCTAAGGATGCTGAGTACGCGGCAAACGCGGCAAGAGCTGCAGCACACAGCCAAGCTTTTATGGGAGGGATCGGGGCTAAAACCCAGAGCGACATAGGTGTGTCTCCCACCGGAGGTGTGTAAATGGCTACGAATTGGGAGAAATTCTATCCGTACGTACAACCATACGTCCCGGGCTGCCCGGAAGTAGTTATAGATACCCACTTGCAGGAGGCCGCAGAGGAATTTTGCGCGCGGAGCGAAGTATGGAGAGCTGAGTTAGAAACGATTAAAGTTGTGAAGAGCTCAGCGGACTACGAGTTAGATACTCCCGCTGGGGCGCTTGTAGAAAACGTGTTATTTCTTTATCTGGACGGGAAACTTTTGTCCCAAGTGCACGACGGTAACTTTATAGCTCCTTTAACGTCTACCGGGGAACCTTTAACGGGGAGACCTTCGATGTTTTCTATTTTCGGCGATACAAGTGTTCGGCTATACCCTACACCTGATGTTAAATACACTATAACCGGGCTAGTCGCCCTAAAACCTTCATTGAGAAGTAGTGGAGTGGAAGACTTTATATTTAACACACACGGCAGATCTATAGCTACAGGAGCTGTAGCTCGACTAACAGGGATCCCAGGGAAAGAGTGGACCAATCCTGATGTATCATACGGTCATATGAGCGAGTTTCAACGTAAAATATGCGCTGCTAAAGCACGGGACCCTAGGCGTTCGGTACTCAGGGTGGCATCAGTGAACTTCGCGGGGCAATAGGAGTTAAAGAATGGCTTATTACGACACGATCAACCTAGTTTCGGGCGACGACAAACCTCAGCTCGATTTCACACTACGAGATTCTACTACCGCTGCAGCGGGTAAAGTTCTCGACCCCGACGACGCTACAACATGGGCCCCAATAAACCTAACTGGGCAGACTGTACGCGTATATTTCCGCGATTTAGGTGGAGATACCATTCTAGATACGATGACCTGCGGCATAGTTGCACCAGCGACTGACGGAGAGTGCTTCATGCAGTGGAATTTAACTACGCTAGATGTCGATGCCGGTACTTATGAAGCTGAGATCGAGATGGAAGACAGTACGGGCAAGAAACAGACCATCTTCGATAAGCTGAAATTCAAAATTAGAGACGACTTCTAATGACGTTCAGGGCAACTATTACGCTGCCCCTAATAGCGGCAGGGGTATCAAGCACTAAAAGTGAGGCTAGCGTAGCGGTTGTTACAGTTAGTGCCACAGATATTCGTACGGATCCTGACTCTAAAAATAGAAGCCTCACTGAAACCGTATTATTATCAGAAGTAACTGTCTTAGCTACGACTAAAGTATTCGCGGATAGTTTTAGCGTAGCAGATACATCGCCGTGGGCACTGGAGAAAGCTGTAGCTGACCCTATAACGGCGAGCGATACGTTTAGCCGTACGGTGTCCTATATCCGAGCATTTTCAGATGTTTTTGTACTAGATGATGCGGCTCTTATAAATAAAGATTTCTATGGCAATAAAGACAATGCTTTTGGAGTCGCGGATGACGATACTTGGGCTCTTAATAAGGGCATAAATGACCCGTTCGCCATAGGGGATACGATTACCTACGATCATTCGAAGGCATTTTCAGACTCAATGCCCGTAACGGATGCACCCGTTATCCATTTCAGTACCCCTCTACCTACTGACTATATGTCAGTAACCGATGCGTCCACACAGAATTTGAATAAAGGTGTGCCTGACACCCTATCGTTCGGCGATACGTTTAGTCGTACAGTAACTTGGAGTCGTACGTTTAACGATACGTTTGTACTAGACGACGCGGCTCTCATAAATAAAGACTACTACGGTAATAAAGATAATGCCTTCGGCGTAACCGATTCGAATACGTGGGGCTTTACTAAACCACTAACAGACGGTTTCTCAGTAGGGGATGCTGTGCAGTTAGGAGCCTCTAAAAATATTACTACTGATACGGTATCCCTAACGGACTCGGTACAATTTGGGTACTCCGTAGGGCTCACGGATTCTTTCGCATTTACTGATCCTTTAGCAGTAGATGTCAGTAAGGTTATGGCCCCTGACAGTATGTCCATGTCAGATAACATTTCTATACTTCACATCTCTGCTAGTAGCAGACTCAACGCAAGCTCATTTAACGTAGCAACATTTAACTCATAGGAAAATAACATGATCAACGACGACTTTAAAATCACAGGTAGATTAATCATAGAAAAGAACGGTAAAGTCGTTCAAGAGGTTGATAATCTAGTAGTTACTGACGGCAAGGAGTGGGTAATTGACCGCATGAAGGACGCGAATACTGTCATGACCCACATGGAACTAGGTACTGGTACTACGGCAGCGGCCCCCGCAGATGCAACGCTCGAAACTATTATAACTAGCTCACGAACAACATTAACCACCACTTCTTCAGGAACAAGCATCACATATGCTTGTACATTCGCTGCGGGAACTGGAACTGGAGCAGTCACGGAAGCTGGCATTTTCGACGCTGCATCAAGTGGTGATATGTTAGCACGTACAGTATTCGCGGTAGTGAACAAAGGCGCGAGTGACTCGATGACTATCACTTGGACTGTTACCATCTCATAAGGGATACCCATGGCTCTTAAATATACGAATAATGCGTCTACCACGTTAAGCGCGAACATAACGACTTCGGCTACTTCGATAACTGTAGCGGATGCTTCTGAGTTCCCCGCTATCGGGGCAGGTGATTATACGTATATCACTTTTGCCACGGCTGACGCGTCTAAGATAGAAATCGTTAAAGTCACTGGACGAAGTAGCGATACGTTTACCGTAGTCCGGGCTCAAGATAATACGACGGCGCAAGCGTTCTCCTCTGGTGACTTATGTGAACTTCGGATCACCGCTAAGTTAATGGAGGATGCTCTCGACTCAATAGTCCAAGGGATCAGTGATCGTAAGGATTACACCGTGGGTACAACCGCACTCCCTTACGCAGGTTCGACCACAGTGTTCCCAGTATCTTACGATACAGGGTTCATAGATGTATTCCTGAACGGTGTTCGGTTAGATCCGTCTGACTTTACCGCTACGAACAATAACAATGTCACTTTAAGCTCAGCCGCAGCATCAGGCGACGTTGTGACCTGTATTGGTTGGGGTACATTCCAATTATCTAATACAGCCATCAATGACCTGAATAATGTAAACGTGCCCAGCCCTACGAACGGGCAGGCGCTTACCTATGATACTTCTACGAGTAAGTGGGTAGCGAGTGCCACTTATACCCATCCAACTGGTGCGGGTAATGAGCATCTCCCCTCATCGGTCAGTCAGACTGAAGCTGGTTGGTTGGATGGCGTTACCTCGGCTATTCAAACT